ATCCCAGACAGAGATGCGTTGTCCGTCAATTTCGATGAACTGTGCCGTGGCGGCTACATGGAGTTCCGTCAAGACCTCCTCAACACGGGGGTCATCTTGGACAATGTCGTTGTCTTTTGTCATTTCTTTCACAATCTCCCGTGAGTAAGGGCGGTGGTCATCTAAGACCTTAATTAGTGTGAGGCGATCCCATCCGTTAGGAGTGCCCGCTCTCGTAGCAAACAAGTGGGCGGCGGCGAGATGCTTTACACATTCTAGCCTTCCTCCCGGAGTGTTATGAAGTCGGTTTCCGCTTCTGTCGTCTTTTGCGACGAACTTGGTTTTTCGGCGGCTGGACTTGGCTACGCTGATCTTCGGAGTGTCGTGTTTCCTCGTCCGTGCTTTTGACTTCGCTGATCTCTGTCTTGGAGGTTCGAAGTTCATTTGCGAGCCTCCTTATTTCTTTACTTACAATTTCCCGATATAAACCTGCGGGTCCAGAAAAGTTTCCCTTCGGAGGAAGAGAGGCAATATGGATTTCCAAAACTGCTTCTACTTCCTCGTCAGATAAATCTGGTATACCGAAGGCATCTCGTGCTGAACGAAGTACGTCCGTACTACTGAGCACTTGGTGCATTGAATATATCCCTTGTGTCTTGTGGTTGTTGCTGCGTTAGTCCTTGGAGTTCTAGTCCTTCCAGATAAACCTGCTGGATAGCAGGGATCACAACATCAAGTCCGCGAGCACCTTCCATGAGGGCCTCAGGGTCTTTCATGAAGTTTGCAACATCCTGCTTAGTGACCAATCCTTTTCGGAAAGCAATTTGAAGGGCTGCTACATATCCTTGAGGACCTTGTCCAATTTGGAAAGAGCCCGGACCAACAACGATGCCTAGTTCAGAAGGAGATTTTCCAGTTGCACGTTGTACGGTCTGGAATACTCTCTGCTGTACAATACCATCAAACGTCTTAGGTAATCCTGTCTGAGGATTTCTTTCAGACGGCGTCTTAAGTCCAAGAGGATCATTACGAAGACGTGTTAGACGGCTCTTGTTCTTGGAAGCCCTAATGTCTGACGAACGTCTTGCTGCTTGCTCACGTAGAACTCTTGCCGAAGCTGCTGGATTGCTTCTTCGGTTTTCTGCTCTGCGTCGGTTTACAAGGTCTTCGACCTGCGAGCGGTCAGAAGATACAGCCTCTTCGGTGGCTTCCAGTCCTTCGGACACACTTTCCGTTTCAATTGCTCGACGTTTCAGTGTTCGGTTGATGGCGTCGGCGTTCTTGATGATGTCAGGAGTTGATCTACCATTTATACCATCAAAGAACCGTCCGGCTGGAGCTGCTAATCTTCCGGGGATGCCTGAAGTTGTCAAGGCACCACCAACTAAGAAGCCGCCCGGACCAAATCCGAGACCGGCAATAGCCAGAGGGGTTGCTGAAGCGTCTGCTACTCGTCGGAATGTTGTTTCAAACGGTCCTGCTGAGGCATTACGTCCAACGCCAGCTCTTGATAACTCATCAATAACAAGTAAGGACTGAGTAAGGCTCTCTTTAACATCAACGTCCAAATCAAGTTCATTGATCTGATCGATCTGCTTCTGACCAAAGCGCCTATTAGATTTAGACGCAATGTCCAGAGGAGAGTTCTTTCCGCTTACAGAGTTTACATCATCCAAATCAACTTTAGAGAACGTATTACCATCGGCAATGAGGTCGTCTACAATAGTACTCTTTGAAATCTGTCCAGACTTCTTAAGCTCGGACAAAAGTCCAGTGACTTCTCCAGAAATTCTTGCAGCAGACTGCCGTGCTAACTGGGTGTCTTCTCTGCCTTCTGGTAGAGGTGTTCCGCCAGCTTCTCGGACAGAGGCTCTTTCAGCTTCGATCTCATCAACTGCTTGTTTTGCTGCTACGAGACGGTTTTCGTTTCCTAGAAGCTCTTTTCCAAGTGATCGGGTATCGTTGACCTCTTGTACAAAGTCTGCTCCTCTCGTGGCAACATCAATGGCTCCACCACCTCCTGCGCCTACGAGGGCCTCGGTGGCTGCGCTTTCGAGAACCTTACCTAGTGTGGTCCCCTGTTCTGTACCAAGCCCTTGGGCAAGTTCTTCAGCAGCACCTTGAGGAGCGCCAGTAATGGTCTCTCGTACCGTCTGTCGTCCAAGATCGGAGGCTGCGTCCGATAACTTTTTGAGCTGTCCAGAAGAAGGTCTCAGTGCCTTAGCTGCTTTTACAGCCTCCGACCCTTTGATACCAATCCGACCAAGAGTAGTGTTGAAGAACGATGCTGCTCCTCCAACTGCGAGGTCTCCAGCGGTTTCTTCAGTTCTTCCGTCCCTTTGGGCACGTTCTTCAGCGATCTTACGCTGTTCGGCTGTTGCTACGATAGGTGCTCCTCCGGGGAGGGCGAGACCAATACCTGTGGGTGCGGACGCAATAGTGTTATCAACAACGAAAGATGCCAACGATCCTGCGTCTTTAATATCCTTGAAGCCAACCCTAGATTGGAATTGGGGCTGCGCTTGCTCAAACTCGTCAAGTCCTTCAGATGCGGACCCAGCGAAGCCTTGAGAATTGAAAGGGTTGTTAGAGATAAGCTCTCTCGCCCTGTCATTGTCTCCTCGACGGATAGCCCTCTTGGCGCGAGCCAAGGTGATTGCTCCAGAGGCGACATCTCCTACTTCTTCGATATTCTCAAAGGTGTTTGCTGCTAGTTGGACAGCATTATTTGCGAAGCCTTGGAGAGGATTGTTTGATACCTCTCTCTGAGGCTGAGATGGTGCAGGAATTGACTGAGCACCACTGCCCGCTGGTGCGGGTCCGAGTGATTGTACAGCTTGAGCAACAGCTCTTTGCTGGTCCTCCGGAGAGAGCGAGCCGAATTGATCATTGAACTGAATTGATCGGCCATCACTCAACTTAACAGTAGTGCTCATGTCATGTATCCTTATTGTTGGATTTCAAAGGTCAGTCCATCGAAACCGGGGACTGCTTGAGGTCCTGTTGAAGAGCCGTCTCTTAGAGCGGGGGCGGATGTTTGGTCTGTATTCGGATTAACTCCGAACTTATCCAAGATAGAGGTAAACCTTGGGTCCGGACCACTATCTTCGAGAGCGTCGTCGTATAATCTAAGAGCTTCCTCAGGGTTCTTTCCCTGATTAACTGCCTCAGATAAGAACTGCTCTCTCTCCTCGGCCCTTTCGGCCTGATAGAGACGAAGCTCAAGCTTTAACTGAGCTGACTGTCTTGGGTCCTTAACAGACGCAGAAGCTTGGCGGGCCATTCCAATCTCAACGTTAGAGATTGCGCCCTTTAGTTTCTGTGTTTCGTCGAAGGCCTGAGATGTAGTCAGAGCGTCCAGAAGGTTCGCGGCTTCTACACGGGCTTGCTGTTCGGGAGAAGCAATTCCAGCGGCCACTGCTGCTTTATCTGCTGTCCGTCCTACTACGCCTGCTGGACCAAACTGTAGGTCCTCTGGAAGACTATTCACGATAGACAGGTTGTCTTGGGCACGGGTCGCTAGCTCTGAAGCTGTCTGTCTCCGGTCCCTGCTGTCTTCTTGGAATTTGGTCTTAGCCTTACCGTCAGCACTCGAATTGAATGACTGGAGTCCTCCAAGAGATGTCTGCTGTACCCCACCTTTGTTCGATCCTTGAACTGCAATGATTTGACCATTAGCATCACGGAAAAACTGAGGTGCAGAGAAAGAGGCATCCCTAGAACCAGTTGCGTTGCGTCTAGCGGTGGCTGCGTCTCTCGCCTCCTGAAGATCAAGAGAACGGTCTTGCTGTCCTAACCTACGGTCTGCGTTAGCTTGGTTCTGTGTGGTTACTTCATTCTGGAAAGCCTGCTGTTGTGCGGCCTGTTCACGAAGAAGGGCTTCTTGCTCTTTTCTCGCTTCTTCCTCTGCGGCTGAGGCTAACGTATTTTCGAAAGCTGCGCCGCCTTGTCCGAGTGCGCTGGCAAATCCATTCTGTCCACCTGCAAACTGTGCTGCTGCATTCAGAAGCCCTTGCCTTTCGGCGGCGGTCTTGTCGCGAGCTATCAGTGTCTCAAAGAATGACCGTTGCTTGGGCAGGGCTGTCGGAGGTTGAAGTCCGACATCCGTTGCTGCTTGGTCTCTAAGTCTGTTCAGGGAGGCTGCGCCTGCGAGTGGTGCTGCTGAAGCAATTCCAGCATTAATACCAAATGGCATAGTGTTCTCCTTAAGCTGCTTCTGAGACAAGTTTCATGGTTACGCCAAGGCCTTCATAATCGACCTTGAATAATCCATCCTGAACTTCCAGATGTTTCTCGTGTTCAGTTCCAATAAGGTCCTGAGCCATGACGCCTTCATAAAGGTAGTTAGAAGGGTCGCCTTTGTAGCGGAACCTATAAATGTTGAGGCCAGTATCTTCGTCCGTACCAACCTGTTCGATATCAGTCTTTGCATTCTCATCAGAGAACAATCCAGCGGCTCCAGAGGCAAAGCCAAGGGCCTGTCCCAAGATACCAGAGCTTCCTCCACGGGAGGTCTGCTCCGAAAGGACCGTTGGAGGACCAATGATGCCGTTTGCAAGGCCAAGGTTTCTGAACTGGTCGTCTCGTCTGAGATTGAATAAGTCTCGGTTCTCGTTGAGGATACCTTGTTCGTTCTGCTGGGCAAGTCCGCCGCCAGTGAACAAGATGTTCTGATTTTGGGCTGCAAGATTGTTGGCTGCTCCCAGTCCAGACAGACCGCTGCCAAATGCTCCAGACAACTGAGCGTTCGCTCCAAGCCTCTGGTTATTGACTGCGTTCTCTTGGGACAGTGAGCGGTTAAACAGGTCTTGTCTTACGCCTGCTGAGATGTCAGCAATTCTGTCATCAGCGCCGCGCTGAAGGATGGCCTCTTGAACTCCCGTTCTCGAAGAGCCCCGGTTGCCCGTGTTTGATGCAGCTCGATCAAGGCGCGGTAAAGCCCCCTCGGTGAGACTACGGACTGTATCCCTTGATGCTGCGCCTACCAAGGCATCTGCGTTAGAGCCTGTGGATGCTGCGAGGGCGCGATCAAAAGGACCGGAACCAGACAGGTCGTTCAGGATACCCTGAGCGTTACTGCCAAAATTTGAACCTGCCTCCAGATTTCCCAGAGACGCATTGATTGCTCTTGATGCGGAGGCTGCTCCGGGTCCAAGCGCGAAGTTGCGTCCGGCGTCGATGCCTTCTTGCTGGGTTTGGTTTAGGCGGGCAAATAGTTGTCCTTGGAAAGGACCTGTGGCGTTAGCTGAATTTAGAGCACCGATAGCGCCATTTCTTAGAGTATCCAAGAAAGGCTGCTGAGATGGGTCTACAAAAGACTGGCTGCTCTGACGTGCTGGACCACCAAATAGTTTTGAAAAGATCATGTTACACCTTTTGTTTTTGGGGACGAAAGTATCCGAACTGTTCTATTAGTACGCCGTAAACTCTTACGCCTGCTACAAGACAATTCCGGAGGAGGAATGGGACGCCTTCGTCCTTTAATGCGCCATGGAAGATGCCGTCGATAACTCTCCGAGAGATATCTCTTCGGTACTTAAGGGCGGCGTCGTGGATGATTACAGACTGGATGTAACGTGGATCAGTCCGTGGGAAGAATAAAGTCAATGGAAAGGGTACAGAAGCACCATCTGTTGCCATGCCAGCAGGAGCAACAACTGTTCCTCTCTTTCCAGCATCATAAACAAACTTACGCTTCAGCTCCCACTCTTTTGAGTTGGCGGGTTCTAGCCAAACCGTGCCCTTAAACATCTATTATGCTCCTGTGAAGGTCTGAATTAAGTTATTGGCACTATCCGATAGAGCTGACATGTATGCAGGGATAGTTTCCACAGGGATAACCAATAAATCTGCGTAAGCTTTAGCCACCATTCCGTCGATATTAGACGAGGCGATGGCTAGTCCATCAGCCTTAGCAAGCTGAATGCTAACGAGCTGTTCAACTGTCTCACCAAATCCTCTACTATCTACTTCTGCCTGAAGAATTGCTACGTCGGAAGCGGAGTGTTGGCCTGAACTGATCCTTCGAGCCCTAAGCTCTTTTGAAGTCCATGATGCGGCTTCTAAATAGTCAGGATTTCCAGCAATATCAAACCGAGTAGAAGTAGCGAACTCAGTTACAGACTTTATGGCGTCTTCTCTCGCCATAGTTTCAATTGCGCCATTAATAAGACTTTGAATTTGGGCGTGCTCGGACGTGTTGGGCTCATGGTCGAAATGAACAATAACGTCCTGACTGTCAATAGACACCCCATCGAAAACTATTCCAGCGCTTTCGAGAAGTCGGTGGACGGTTGAAGACTTTAGCTTCACTGGTGCGGTATAGGTATGTTTCATCTAACTAACCTTCTTAGCCGTAATGATTGCCGAGATAAGAGAAGCTTCCGTTCCGCCCGCGTTAGGAGCGAAGTCAATATCAATCGTGTTGTTTCCAGACAGGGTTTCTCGAAATACTCTGGTTGCCGGAAACTTCTGATTGGTTCCTGTTGTTAGGAATGCGCCAGCGCTGTCTTGTGGTTCCTGCTCATGAGGAACATCCATAGGTGCTCCATTAAGATTTACGTTAGAAACAAAGTCGCTACCTGTGGCGTCAAGGTTCCACATATAGTGAACGATGATCTCGTAATCTCCGGGAACGAAGTTCTCTGTTAGAGACAAATAAGTTGTAGGTGCGGTAGCTGTTGAAGTCGAAACGTCAGGGTTCGTGGGGTCCGTTCCTCTTTCAGCCGAATAAGTAGTAGGACTTGGGAAAGATAAAGTGACAACATCAGTAACTCCTGAGGTAAGATTAAACTCAAGATCAAATGTACCATCAAGGTTGTCTGTTGCTGACACGTTATCCAGACCAACAATTCCAAAGCTGTCGGCGAAGTTCTGTGCCGTCATTCTTTCGACCGTTGTATCGGTCATCACTGTAAGGAACTCAGAAGGGAGAATAGGCGTGGTACGTAAAGGTGTCTGGTTTAGACGAATGTCTGCCATGGTGTCCTCCTACCAAGTTAAAAAGTTGTCGTTCTCGTCTAACAGATATCCGCATCCGTCCCCAGTGGCTAATCTGTCGCCACGGGGTTGGACTTGAAGTTCTTGTACATTACCTGCGGGGTCTCTGTAGAAAATCTTTCCGTCTGCTGAGTTTAAGGCAAGTTCGCCTTCTTCTAAGCTGACGGGAACAGCTCCGGGGGTTGAGCTATTCTTTGTCTTGATCACGTTGTCGGCCATGAAGCCTCCTTAGTACGTGCCCCCGTCAATAATTGTGTTGCAGAGGTCTACATTATCAATAGTCGTCCGTAATGCTCCGCCTACTGGATCAGTTGACTTAATGGTAACATCACAGATGGTTCCACCAGTGATTGCTACCGCAGAGGCATCTTGAGTTGCCAGTGTGCCGAGACCTAAGTTAGTGCGAGCTGCCGCTACGTCTGCCAAGTCTGAAAGGTTGGCTGCGATTTCCAGCTTTCCTGTCAGTGCTGCTTGGTTTCCTTGGACGAATGCTGCGATCTCTCCCAGCGTGTCCAGAGTTCCCGGAGCGCCATTGATAAGATCGTTGATTGCTGCGTCAACAAAAGCCGTTGTTGCAACTTGAGTTGTCATGGTTCCCAATGCTGCTGTTGGTGCAGTAGGGATACCTGTGAGTGCTGCGTTGTCTAGGATTGCGGCTGCATCTACGTTTACAGTATTAGGACCGTTAGACGCATCGATAGTAACGAAGTCTCCAGCGTTGATTGTCAGGGAAGAAACCTGTGCATCAACATATGCTTTGTTTGCTGCGTCTGTACCGTTTACAGGAGTTACAACAGACACCGTGCCTGTGAAGTTTTTGTCACCTGTGATTGTTTGTGCAGAGGTTAGATCAACGAATGCACCTGTGCCTGCGATAGGAACGATGCTGGTTGCTACACCAGAGCCATTGTCGCCGACGCCAGCATAGATCACTCCACCGATCTGATCGTGTGCAATCTCGCCTGCTCCCAAAGTAGTAGGAGCGCCCGCTACGCCAGTTTCGCGGCGTTTAATTCGAATTGTGTTAGTTGCCATTAGTAGGTTCCACCATCAAGAATTGAGTTATGGTCCACGTTGACCCATTTTCCGAGACTTGCGTTATACTGAAGGAGTTCGCAGTCCTGAGGGTTCACGATCATGACCGTGTCGTTAAAGTTTGTTGAGCCGGGGTCTTCGCCCGTCCACGGATACCAATCAATGTCTCCAACCCCTAAAGGGTCCGGACCATAATAGTACCACCTATTAGTTCCTGCACCGAGATTTAAGGGTGCTTGAGCAAAACGTAACCATCCACATTGAGGGTTTCGGGGAACTACAGTCGTAATCTGCGGTGTCCCGTTCACAACAAACTGGAAGGCTGTTTCGACCTTCTGGAGTTCTTGTAGGATGAATGTCCTAAGACTTTCGTCAAACTCCGGAGGGATGGCCACCCTATACGGCTGGCGTGGTATGGTAGCCATTGCGCCTCCTATCCTCTAAGTCCTTGGGAAATTACGTCGATGTCTAAACCAGAGAACCAGAAGTCCTCAGGCTCGTCTACCTGAAGACGGACGGTTAAATATCTACCGCCTTTCCTGAAGTCGATCTTAGTTTGGGTTTCTGGATCAAACGGGATTGGGGCTATAACAGTAGGATTATCCCAAGCATAAAGAGATGAGCCAAACGTAAAGTTAAGGATGGCATCATTAAATGCTCTTGCCTGCGGGAACGCTGACAGAACCTCTTTGTACTCACGAGTTTGTTTTCCTACCTCGTCAAGATCAATTCCTACCCTCTCGACAAATGCAGGAGGGACGACTGCTGTATCTAGCGGCCTACTGACTACCGATCCTTCGCCAATTACGTCATAAGCATAGATAGCATTGTTCAGTGGAAGATCGATAGCGTTAAGGTCTTCCCTCTTGATGAGAAAAAGTGCCGTTCTTAAGCCATCATCTGCACCATTCCAAGAGCCACCAGTCTGGTTCCAAGGATCGGTTACATTGTCCCAAGAGACTACATCAGCTAACACAAGTTCTGCTGATCCAACAATCGCTGGCATGTCTACAAAAGACCACGTTCCGTTCTTGATGTTATAGACCGCTGCACGATTAGGGAAGTCTCCTCCATGCCATGTCGCATCTGCGTCGTTTGATACGTAAAGGAACATGACCTCATCTAAGATTGGGTTTCGGATAACTTTGAAGTTGTTCTTCTTAGACTTGTTGATGTTCGAGAAGATAAACTCTCTGTTCGAACTATCTCCGTTCTCGTCCTCAAGGATAGACCTCTTATTGATGCCGTCTGTAGTGTAGATGTCGTGCTCACCAAATACATAGTGGATGCCATCGATTTGGATGACACAGTTAGTGGAGATACATCCATCGTCATCATATAGACGATCAAAAGTAAATACGAAGTCATCGTTGGAGGGCCTCATGACCCAGACTTCTGAATTTGAATAGACTAAGAACCTGTCCTTAAGAGGCCACCCATCTACAATGGAGCCCTGCATATCAGGGAGAGGATTTGATCCCGCAGAGTTTGTGGTGCTGTCGATAGCATAGTCGTTAGGAGGCAGTCCGTCGCCTCTAACTACGTCCGACCACCTTACTGTCGTCGGTAAGTCTGTTCCACCAATCTGGTTGTCCAAGAAAATCAAGTGGTCCCGGAAGGATCGAATTACTCCGGCCCTATCATTAGCGTCCCAGTTAAAGTCTGTGAGAGGCTGGAAGGTGTTACCACCTCTAGTCAAGACATAAGGGACATCCGTTCTTCGATTAACATATGCACAGTCATCTAGGACTGTCCCACTGAAAGGGTCAATCTCCGTTGTGTTTGGAGAGAAGCTTACAGGGGTCCTGTCGATATGACCTGCACGGAATGTAAACATCCTGCCATCGTCGTTTGTGTAAACAATGAAGTCCGCTCCAGAGGAGGGACGCACCCCGAATGCAAAAGCAGGATCGTTATTGAGAAATGTGTTTACGGTTCTGAAACCCGGAGAGCGTCTCACTCGACCGTTCTCAAACCTCACGTTAGAGGCGTTGGACCAGCCCGTTAGAGGGAGGTTATATGGTCCGACATCCTTAAAGACGCCGTTGCGTCCAAGTCCCTTGATTGGGAGGATAGCCATAGGTATCTCCTCTCTATATGTGTCACTCTGTTTATAATGGAGCGGATGGCCCGCCTATTCGGCTTCGAAGCAGTGTCGCGACCACCGTCTTACACGCATTAAGACCTCCGCATAATTAAGACCCCTACCATCAGAATAGACCGGCTACTTCTGGCAGTCTCGTTAATTCGAGCAGCGGATGGATCACTGGAACAAGTCACAGGAGAGCCGGGTCCGGGGTTTATCCCATAAGTCCACCGAAGAACTTGAATGCTCTTGTGGTGGCCATGTCGGCAAGTTCGAGACTTTCAATCTCAGCGCCGAAGTCTTCTACTTTAATATTGGCCCCTACTAGGAGGTCTCCAGCGAATGTCTCGCCTTGGACCTCTTCGAAGTCTCCAACTTTCATATTGTTTGCAATGGAACCTGTCAGCGCATCGGCAACGGCTTCTTCAACGTCTTCAACTTCGCAGATGGCCTTCTTGATGTCTGTGATCTTCCACCGAGCTACCCCTGTAACTGTCACGGTGTTTCCATCAGATAGTTCTATTGTTTGTGAGTGCAGACGAACAACTTTGGTTTTAACGTTGTCAGCGTCTACATGTTCTGCCAAAGGGATACGCCAGTGAAATCCGGGACCCAATGATCTATTGTACTTACCGAAGCGAAGAACTACACCTTCCTCGTATTCGTCGAGAACGACAAAAGGTAATACTTCGTAGAATGAACTTATAATGATGTCAAGTAGACGGTTGAACATCGTCCTCTGCTTCCTTATTGAAAAATGCTTCTTGTGCCCACCGAGTTGGATCGGTGGTGGTGGATAGTCCTTCTTCCAGAGGAACTAACTTAGACGCATCCTCAAGCTCGCCCTTGATATCGAAGTACCTATTGTCAATGTTAACATAGACGTGTCCCTCGATAGGGTCGTAGTATGGTTCTGCATCTGGAAAGTTCGCTCTGAGCATCTCGTAAAACTTGAAGCACCCACCGCGTGTGAATGTGTGCTCCATGTCTGGATGTGTCTCCCGTAAGTGTCGGGCAATTTCTTTAGCTGCATGAGACTTGCCATTGTCAAGTTTACTCAGTGCCTCTAATGCCTCCTCGTCCGTATACGACACTATGCAGTCCTCCGCCACATGTAAACTGTGATATAAGGGGGCATATTCTCGTGTCGTGCCGTAGCGCCAGTGTTGCCGGTGTTCTGAGTGGAACCAAAGAAGGCTGGAGACGATGGTGTAATCGATCCTGCCCGCGTTGCGGCGTACTGTTGATTGTTGTCACCAGTCTGGGTTCCACCTGCAACCTGAACAGTCTGGGTTCTGCTCGTGAGCAGTCCGGGACTTACAGGGTTCGCATCTGCGGCGAAGATACCATGATTGTGTGAAGGGAGGTTCGTGTTAGAAAGCTCAACCTCGTAATTGCCACCTGTGGACCCACCGCCAAAATTACGGTTCTCTTGTCCATCGTTTCCGGTGCCTTCTGAGATAAGCATGCGTCCCTGAGCGTATCGGGTCCACGTACCAAAGCCAAACAAGGTGGCAGGGTTCGTAGAAACCACGGAGGTGTAGACGGAACCAATTGGCCATGCCCCACTAAGGGCTGCACTGGCACCTGAAGTGGCCCCAGAGGCAACAGCGTCTAGCTGAGCCTTTGTGACAAGGTCCGTTGCGTTGGTAGCTGCTCCTGCCCCAGTGACACGTTGGCCTCCCATCTGGAGAGGGCCTGTCATGGATACGGAACCGTCGCGCTTGATGAAGTTACCTACGTCAGCAGCGAGTGTATTCAATGCGGTGTGAGAAGCAGTCAGTGCCCCAGAGATGTTTGGGAACGTGGCCTGAAGGACTGCCTTGATAAGGCGGATATGGTCGTCGCCTTGTGCTGTCTCGTCTGATCCTGCTGGGTTAGCTGGGACCAGTTCAGAGATATCATTTGCTGTTTCAAGACCCATCGGTGATCTCCTTCTGGTAATTCGATAATTTCTTCATATCTTCTAGGACTTCGCCGAACGGTTCTGTCCAAGCGGCCCTATAACACCCGATTGAGATAGGATTAAATTCCCGACCACTCTCGGTCTCGTCGGTCTTATCCAACCAGTCAAAGAATTCCTTCACCTTATCGGCTAGAGCTGTGTCTGGTCTCGGCTTCCGGGTATAAATCTCAACCCAGTCGGAGCCTACAGCTCTGCAAACCGTTAAAAATTTCGGCATCCCGTCTGCGTCCTCTGAAGAGGCTCCACAGATGAACGGGTGGTGAGGGCTCAGTGTATGGCTGATAATCGTGGACAGTATTCTGACCTCTTCCGATAGCTCGGAAACAGTCCTTGGAAGGTCCGCGCCATAGCCTTCGCGGTGGGCCTTGAGCCTCTTGAGTGCCGCTACCGTGGCCTCTTTGTTGTCCGGTTGTTCCGTCATTGTGTTCTCCCGGTATACGTGTGTATGCCTCAGGAGGGCCTCAGGGGCCTCAGGAGACGGATTTAGGGGTGTCAGTGTTGGTAGGGCATGGGCGGTGTCAAATGTCCACCACGGGCTATCCTCGCTGGAGCATAGGGGTGTCAGAAGAGGGACCCAAGAGACCCAAGAGGCCTAGCCTGCTGAAAGAAATCGTCAACACGAAGGGATGGAGCCAAGAAGAACAACAACATCAACCCTTTAACCCCGTTTTGCGAATGGGTAAGGGAATGGTCTATAATGCCTCGGCGGCTGGCCGGGGTATCCTTAAACGCTAGCGCTGCGGCGTGGTGATATGGTGAGTGTGTCCACCCTATCAAGCTAAGCTCTTGTTTCTGTTCATGTATATACGGATAGTGTATCCGTTGCGTGTTGATACGAACGTATCTCATAGGTACATACTACGGTTGACATTAGCTCCACAAAGACGGACAAGGATTGGCCAATCAACTCGACGACTTAAAACAAGGCCTATCGATTATCTTTCCCTCTACCCTTATCACTCCCCTGAGTTCCTCCCTAGCCTCCTCCCAAGTCCCTCCTTAGTGTGCTGTGTATGGCATCGGATAGCAGGGATAGGCGACAAGGGTTGGCCTTGGTTCCTCTCTTGGTATGGTGACGGGAATAGTTATCATGGTGGTGTTGTGGTTTGGGTAGGGTATCTCATAGCCTCCCTTGTGGTCCTCTCTAGTTCCTCTATGGTGGGTGTGAGGTGCAAGGGTGTGGCGAGGGTTGGCTTTGGTTTGGGCTTAGGTAGATATCCGTTGCGGTGTCCGGTGTGGTATCTCTGGCCTTCCTCTCTATATGTGTCACTCTGTTCGGGTATCTTGGGTTAAGTCGTTGATATAACAAGAGAAACCCCGGACGATGCCGGGGCTTTGGTTTGGGTGTTGTGATGTGGTGATAAAGGCTAGGATAACCACCGCATTGTGGTATCTAAGACACAGTAGAACACGATGACCTTGAGGACTAAGTGTGCGATCTTGGTGCGTCTTGAATAGGCGAGGGTGAGTGCATCCTTAGTCCACATAAACACGGCCCTTGCCCTCCTCATATGACCACTCGGTGTAGACTTCACCTAAGGCTGTGGCGTTGGCGTCGAGTGTGTCCATATCGTCGCCCCATATCTCTGGTCGGTCCCAGAAGCCTGTACCATGTCCATTCTGTGTAAGCCACAAGTCATGGCCAGCTTGAGCGTAGATGCTCCAGCCATTCGCGCCGATGTTTCCTCTTGCTATAGCGTCTTTGTTTTCCCTCCAGAACCTCCGCGCGATGCTCTGTAGTTTCTTCATTCCTTCGCCGTCCAAATCATCTTCATTGACGAAGTAATCGCCCGGCCCAATGTTCTCGCCTTCGTCGTGCTCTGGAAGCGTCCAGATCATTGCTTCTATGTATGCGTTAAAGAAGTCAGTAAAGCCGCTCATGATATTTTCTCCACATAGACAATGACATGTTTCCCGCCGTAGTTGGCTGAGATGATGCCTAAGTTTCCTGTAAGGCTTGAACGGATACAGTCTCTAGGGACGAACGCCAGCCAGTTGAATTGTGCCATAATGCAAGAGCAAGTCGTGACCACCGCTGAAAGTGCATTGTGGGTAAGGAAAGCCGTTTGCATCTCTTGCCCATTCACTATCGTTTCAATCTTATACATCATCTGTGTCCCTCTTAAGTTCTAAACACGTAATAGTCACCAATCATCTCCTCGCTACCATCCCAGTGATTGAAATGGTGTCCGTATCCATCAGCGGAAGCGTAAGCCTCTTGAATATCTGAGATGTGGCCACCGTTTAGAATGGCTTCACCGATAGCTTGGAATGCGTCGGACTTCTGACAAGCCTCAATCATCGCCAGAGGAATGTCTGTGTGTTCTGCAATGAAGCCAGCGTTAAAGCATCCTAACACGTACTCATCGCTTTCAAGTTCTTCACACATGATTGCATCGATGTTGTCTTTATGGATGAAACGATAGCTGTCAACTTCAAAGTCAACTTCGTCCACCGCTACCTGTTCCCACGCTTCTCTATAGTCATTCAAGAGGTTCTTAATTGTTCTTAGGTCTGATAGTTTCATTGTGCATTCTCCAAATCTGTAATTGCCTTGTGCATACTAAGGGCTAATTGTGAACAAGTCGTAAACTGATCAAGCATTTTCTGAGAGCCTGTGTCATCATAAAGACGCTCGTAGAATGCTGCTTTCTGTTCCCAGTCGGCTTGTGCTGCTTTCATCAATTCAATGTTTGGCATTAGTAGTCCTCCAATAATGATCTAAGGCCTTCAGCCATGCTCTCTTCACGAATGTATTTCCAATCACATTCATTGGCAGGCTTTAGTTTGCATAATTCATCTTCAGCGTGTTCGTATGTCGGAAATGGGCCTAATGTTTTTGCTGCGCCACCCTTTGGCTTATAGTCTATATACAAATCAACCATGACTATGCTCCTTTCTTTCCGAACACTGGCTTAGTTGGGAACTGGCGTACAACGTTCACATCACTATGCTCTTTCATGGCGTCGGTTAGTTTAGTCCAGCCGTTGCCTTCCCAAGACTTGCGAACGTCTTCCATTGTTGCGTCAATGACTGGGGCTTTGATAATGTCTTCAATTTTTCTAGTTGCGTTTGTCATTGTTGTTCTCCGTTGTTGATATTGAATATAGTCATCAATTCCTAACAAACAACTAACAGAATGAACTTTTTCAAAAACTTTCTGCGTACCGATCTTATAGAATATAGAGCATATTTCCTCTTTATAGTATGTAGCGCATAAGAGCCTCTTTAGCCTCCTCTTTAATGGGCCATATGTGACGCATAAACCCCTGATATGGGCCATCTATGAGCCATATGTGACGCAATAAGTCATACCTCTATGAAGGCGACTATTACGATTAAATGACCACAATTCGAAAACATTTGCTCTACAGAAGTCGAAAAATAGCCCCTCCCAGAGGTACGGGAGAGGCTTTTGTTTAGTCTCGGTTAGTGAGTTGTTCGGCCCACTTACCTTTATCATCGTAGTCGAATGTCTTCTTGAATGTAGTTCCACTCTTGCGGTGGAATAGGACTAACCCTTCAGGGCTTTCAAAGCCGGGAACTTGGCGGCTTCCATTGACGGACATATCCTCCATCCATTCCTCAGCCATATGGTAAGGGCTCTCAAGGTACTCATTGGTGACAAAGGCATGTACCTTCTCGACATTGGGAGGAAGATTTGCAAAGTCGTAATCCCTTAGGACATTAAACAAAGCGAACCTCTTATCTCCACCGCTAAGACCATACGTGCGCTGAATACCAGAGCCGTACCATTCTCCGTAGTGGCGACCAATTCCTAGATTGACAAGCTGCTCAGCGTTGTCGTGAACATATCGGGCGAAGCCGAAGTTGTCCTTCTCAAGGGAGAGCCAGCGGTTACGTGAACCAGCGTAGATAGCAAAGGTATCGTCTTCAGTTTCAATTACAGCAACGGCTCCTTGATGTAGAGACACCCTGAATGCTCTGTCCGAACCACAGCAACCTGTGCGTTAGTGCCATCGATCTTCTCTGTGATAGTCCATCCTTGGCTAAACCGTGTTAGACTTGGGAACTTCTCGAACTCCATTATTCGTCCTCCGCTGGTTTGTATTGGGAGCATCCTGAAGACAGGTCTCCCGCAGACAAAGGAAGACCAAACTCGTTGGCGTCCTTCGCTAGTTTGGGTGTGATGTATCTAGGGCAATCCACCGCTAGACATTGATTTTCGCCGACTGCCCTTGATTTAGAGCAGAAGGTCATATCCTTATAGCTTATCATTCTTCCTCCTCTGTCTCGTATCCATATAGTTGGCACTGATAGTCCTCAAGCGCCGCCTGAAGTGTTAGGACAAGATCATCAACAGATGCGTCATTGGTGATCCGGATGTCATAATCCTCGTCCAACACATACTGCTCAGAACTATGTCCCATCGCAGGTACGTCAGGTCTTTCCACTAAGACAAAGGCCGCAGTGGCATGATGAAGGGCTATCTCAGAGAACTCATTAGGAAATCGAGCGTCTGTTATTACGACTGGATGACCGTCATCGAGAGAGTTCTTTATCTCCGACATCGTAACCCTGAGCCACAAGGATGTGTCTATAAGATTACGTCCCCACTCAGTACCTAAGGTCTGCATGGCGAACCGTGGAGACACTCCTCCCAAATAACAGCAAGGAACCTCCTTAAGGTCCCCGTCTGTACGCCTCTCTGCTTCCAGCTCTGATAGACCAAAGGACCTGTAGATGAGACCTAGCATGTCCTTCAAGAGGGACGCGAACTTTACCCTCCGATATCCGAAGTTGTCCACGAGGTAGTCTGCTGCGGTGTCCTTACCTGAGCCGCTAAGGCCTGCAATTACAACGACTTCTGGTAGTTCATTATAGAGGGTCATCGTTTCTCCGTATGTGTTTGTGGACCTTCATTCCGATGATTGCTCCCGTTCCACCGCCAAGTCCGACGAATAGAATGGTGAGTAGGTCTTGAGCTTGGATTGCATTATATAGGAAGTACACGATCAATGCGTCCATGGCACACATCCCCAGAGACACTGGGTAGATCAACTTGTAGTTTCCGTATACGACATTAAGCTGCTGCACTGATTTAAAGAATACCTGTCCAAGCATTACTGCAAAGGGGATAAGGTAGTGTAACATCAGAACCTCTTTCCTCCCGGCTTATTACGCTCCTCTGGCTTATGGTCAGATCGAGTTCTGTTATAAGCTTCCTTTTCAGAAATTATGTCTGCCAAGGGTATTCCCATGTGGTAGCAGAATTTGATCGTTCTCAGGACCACGTCTGCTAATTCGACATCCATTTCTTTCCGGTGGGGAAGATGCTTATCCATACTATCCCTGCGGTGGCCCTCTATGGCCTCGCTTGCCTCACATCCGATCAGGGCCAACTGTCGAATGATAAAGAGGTCGTCAATGTTTTTGGGGGCAAATCCATCGTTTGCCGATAACCGAGCAAGCCACTGATCCACTTGTATCGGAGCTATTAGGAAATCTTCTTTGGTTCCCATAAGATAACCTCTTTCTTTTCCTTGTCCCAATCATCCCACCGCAGTATGCGAGCCATACGGGCGTTGATTAGGGCGTTATCTGCGTCACTTCCTTGTTTCTCATAGGTGGCAACAATGGTTGGCCAAATCCAATCAATAATGGACACACCTTCAGGCCTTACGCCGACTAAGTGGTCCTCTATGATCTTCTCTGCCTTCTTAGGGCCGATACCCGGACACCCTTTGAAGCCGTCAACTGTATCACCTGTGAGACACTGCATAGCGAAGAACGTATCGGCATCGTCAACAGAGGACGTATGCTTTGACGGCTCTCTATCCATGAAGCCCATTCTATATAACCTACCGGGGATACTCAGGAAGTCCTTATCGTCGCTAACCGCTATGACATTTGATCCGGGCCGGGTCATCATAATGCCAATGCAATCATCAGCTTCAAGATGAGGCCTCTCTAAGACATCGTAAGGGTAAGACGGTGATCTAACCCATTCCATTATCTCAGCCCATCCCATTGGCTTCTTCATGTCCTTCCGATTAGCCTTATAGTCTGGAAATATCTTCTTACGGAAGTTTTCCTCCGGACTGGACAATACGACGATTGCATCCTTGGCCTTAAGTTCCTCTATGAGCTTCTTTATTCGGTTCAATGAGGAGCCTTTGACTGCTCTTAGGTTGGTGGTCATTACGATTTGACCATCGCCCCAGTCGGTTTCACTCTGACATGCCGCCGCCGCTCTGTAGAGGAGAAGGTCTCCATCTATCAGGAGTGTTGGCTTCTTTCCCATTACAACTGTCCTTCACCTAATAGGCTTCCGTAGAGCATCAATGCAATCGATACTTCCAATGCCCGACCAAGGGCGGAGAGGATTATAAGTCCTCCTACAGGATAGACGACAAAACGCCGAAGTGAACGGCTAAGTCTTTCGTGCTGGTTCATAGTCTTCTTCCTTTTGGTTGTTCTGTTCCAATAATCTCTTTCTAGTTCACGTAATTGTTCGTCCACAGTATTATACATCTGCTTCCTCCATGAACTGAAGTCCTTTCTTTGTGGGACGCCACTCTCTTCCCCAAGACCTATCTGGTCTCCTCAGGGTTATGAGCCGCATCTCACAGGCAAGTGCTACTTCAAAGGCATAGCCCTCGTTCGTTACAAAGCGAGAGGCAACGGTGAAAGGACTTAAGTAAGCCCTTGTCACCACCTTATGAAGCCTAGTGAGTGTCGGCCCAGGAATTTCCGATAGCGTAATCCGCTTCGACTGGGGACCGGAACTCGAAGAACTCGCCTGCCTTGAGAGCTTGCGCTTTACAGACTTCTCCGACTTCATCAGCTATTTCCTTTCTGCATCCAATCTGCAACTCATCGTGGACCCATGCACATATAACAAAGTCCGGCTCTTCGCCGTCCACTGTTACCCATCGTCCATCTGCTGTACCGAGGCCGGGCTTATACCCTCTACGGACAAGCTCATCAAAGACCATAACCATCCACATCTTACACAAGACAGCGCCAGAGGACTGGAGCATCGTGTTAAGGGCAGAGTGCATGGACCTAACGTGAAGTTCTCGACCATCAAGACCTGATAGCCAAAGCCTCCCGTCCCTTTCCTCTCTAACAATAAGAGATTTATCGAGGGCGGATAGTTTTCTCCACTCCGGCATCTTCTTGACTTGATCAGCATACCACTGGTCAGCGTTGGCTCTGGCTTGTCCCTTCTTCATTCCCTTAGCTGAAACTAAGTTGTTGAAGAGTTCTGCCTTCTTCGCCATCAAAGATTTGGCCTTCTTGCGGAACTTACGGACACCTGCTCCATCGTGAGTAAGCTTCTTAAGAGCCGGAAGAGACTTCAGGAAGCGAGACTTGAGCCTCTTACCAGTAACAATGGTTGCAATGAGAACATCTGTAGCTGTCCGGTTCTGCTTCTCTAACATCCATCGAACGGTGGAAGCTACTTTACTGGCACAACATTCTTCTATCTCTTCGTCTGTTAGAGGCCGGTGAGCTGTGAAGATATTACCTATCTTCTCGTCTCCAGCACCGTATAGGAAGGCGTAGATAAAGGTCTTTGCGATCTTATTTCTTGCCGTGTTGTGCCATGGATCGTGTTCGTCTTTCTCTGTCCCTTCAGGAACAAGACCAAGGGCGATAACATTAGCCCAGTGGATATCTCCTTCTAGGATTTGCTTGAGATAAGCTCCACCATCGTATTTGGCCATAAAGTGGCCAAGGCAACGAAGCTCAAGACCACTAAGGTCTGAACCAAGAAGGACCCAACCAGCAACAGTACCAAATAGTTCTCGACATTCTTTTCCGTAAGGAACCTTGTCGTCTGCTGCTGGGACTTGTCCGATGTTAGGGTAGTTGTGGCTTGCTCTCCCTGTAACTGTTCCGTTGACATTGTATGATCCTCTGATAAAGCCATCGTTGACACAGTCGAGCCAAGCCTTACCGCTTGAGCTTTCTCCGAGCTGTCCAATACGCTTGCTGAGCATGAAGTATGTAGCAAGGTCAGCACATTCGGGTATATGTTCGAGTGCGGATAATGTCTTATCATCGACTTCTGGCTTCCCAGACTTGGTGAAAGAGGTGGGTATCCAGTTATACTGTGCCTTGAGGCGGTTTGCGATATCGTCGCGGCTCCCCGGAGAGAACGTAACGTACTTGATAGGAGTGAAAGGACACCCTTCGGTGACTGTCTCCTTAGGAGGCCCGACATATGGTTTAAGTTCCTTCCCTGTTTTCTCAGAGAACCTTCTGACAGTGATTTCTCTAGGTACTGGACAATCATCTGGAAGGGCTACCTTCTTTGACATGGTCTTAGCAGGTATCTGTACCTTACCAAGTCCGGTATCGTCTAAGCCCTTCTTAGGTGCCCACCATGAACCAAAGCTCTCTATAAGGCTCACTTCGAGAGACGATCTTCGGACTGCCATCTCTCCATGTAGTTTCTCTGCATCCTCCACATTGAACTTGAAACCACTTCTCTCGATGTGCTCACACACTTCTGTGGCTCTGTATTCAAGCAGCATTGCTTTACGGGCCAGCTTCTTGTCTCTTAGCTTGTGCCATAAAGCGGTGGATACCTCAACGTCCTGATCACAGTATTCCTGCATCTCCGGACACCATTCAGCGAAAGGTTCAGTCTCCAAACCAAAGTGACGAAGAGCAGCTCCTAGAACAAATTCCTCGTTACCTCCTTTGAACTCAAAGTCGCCTGCTGAGAGGATAAACTTTGCACCCTCAATCGTAAGCTCAGGGAAAAGTCCGTGTGCTCTGAGTGCATTATAAGAGTGCAGGGGAAGGTCCATGTACTCGCCCTTGAAGACACCGAGACGATATCCCCAAGCATTAAGAGAGTGCTTACCAAAGGCCTTTCCGGGTAGCCTCTTCTTACGCATAAGCATGGCGTCGATAGCATTGATATCAGGATATAGAAGTCTTGATAGGATGAAGGTGTCCTGAAGTGACTGATCAGGTCTGAGCTGGAAACCGAATAGCTTCCTAAGGACAGGAACGTCGAACTTTACGATGTTGTGTCCAATGATCTCTGAAGCACCTTTGAGAAGCTCCATGGCATCTTTAATGTCGCCGTCCTTGCGACTATACGAGTTGTCCGTGAACGAGCCAATCTGTGCGTTAGCTGCGTCCGGGTCTTTTAGGCAGATTGAATGTGCGACTGTTGATTGGTCATAGAAGCCATTCGTTTCAATGTCGAATACTAGCCGGTCATGCGTCATAGAGTTCCCTCATTTGCTGGACAAGCTGATCTCTCAACTGGTCGGCTATCTCTTCCAACACTGCACCTCTAAGTCCCTGTGCCATGTAATGCTTCGGTACGTGTACAAAGAACGGTACGTCCACAGACACTAAAGCCCCCACCGTAGATGAGTGAGGGCTGTCAAAGGTTGAATGTATTCGGATCGGGTGGACATTTTGTTCATGTGCGCTGTCCTCACGCTTAATAGGTAGTCCCATAGTTCCTCCTCTTAACGAGAGTAAGGGTTGATGAATAATTAGAAGTCTTCGGTCTCCTCGTCCTCTTCTACAGAGTGGGCGGGGAAGCCATTGTCGTCAAAGTCGTTGCTTTCAAAATCGGGCTCACTTTCTATAAGCCTTCCTGTCGGCTCGTCGTATCGAAGCCAACACGCTGTGCAACCATCTTCTCCGGTGAAGCGGTTCTTAAGGATCACGATCTCTGTCCAGCTTCGTCGGACTGGATCACGTTTGTTCCTCTGGAGAGCAATAACGATGTCAGATAGCTGGGAGATGGCTTGAGAGCCTCGTAGGTGGCTCAGGGTGATCTCCAGTCCCTCTTCGAAGCCTTTGTTACCGTCTGGCCTCTTAAGGTGAGACACAACGATGATAGATACTCCTGTGGCCTCACATAGGTCACGAAGGCGGGTCATGGCGATGTCGAGAGCTTTACGCTCATCTGTGATATCAAGACCCGATATAATGATGGAAATGTGATCAAGGATGATCACTTCGCACTTCTGAGCTACGGCCATAAACCTGATCTTGGCAAGGAGACCATCGAAGTCTTCGGAACCCCACTGCTTGTCGATGGAAATCTTCCCACCGTTGACAATCTCATCAAAGGCCTTCTGGGCCTCTTCTTGATCGAAGTCCTCTATCTGCTTCTTAGATTTGACGATCTTCTGGATATGCTCAGGAAGTCCCCTGAGAGCCCTCTGTATGTGGATACGCTTACCGAGGTGTAATCCGACCAGACCATCAATGGTGCGGCTCCACGACTGTTCTCGGTACACTAGGCCTATCTTGCGTTTCTGTTTATAGGCGAGGTCGTATGCCATCTCTGTAGCCACCGCAGATTTACCTACGCCAGTCCCAGCAGTCAGGGTCACAAGCTCTCCAGCACGAAGCCCCATGGTTACAGCAGTTACACCGTCCCAAGGATAAGGCCAAGCTTCAGCAGCCTCATAGTTGCTCCAGTCGTCCCGGAGGTCGCCCATGGTGACGATGCCCTCAGGCTTCCACTCACGAGCGTTGAAGATAGCTGAGATAAGCTCTGGATCGCGCTTGGCTAGGATCATGTCGTTCGCATCCTTCAGAGGAAGGTGAGCGATCTTCACGGTCATGTGGCAGGCAAGCTCCTGAGCCACCTCTTTAGCAGCCTCCTGTCCTTGTTCGTCCATATCAAACATGAGGATGATCTCTTCGTAAAGAGAAAGATAGTCTAGGTTCTGGACAACATGCTTCAATGCGTTGCCAGCTCCTCCTCCAATAGACACCACAGGCCAGCGGTGGTCTTGAGCTTGAGACACGGCCATGGCATCGTATTCGCCCTCAGTGATGATAAGCTTCTTTCCTCCCTTGCCCCATAGGTGCTGTCCGAAGAGCTGAAGAGGCTCCTTAGGATTGTCTCCCTTAGCCATGCACATCTCTTTAGAGCGTTTGCGGAGCTTCTGAGCCACCACATCGTTGGACTTTATAGAGCGGTAAGGCATCACCACCGCTTCGAAGGTGTCTATCTTTCTGTTCGTCTCTGCATCCAGAAGGGAGGCTTCCCCTGTGGTTACACTGAACTTCTTCATGCTTTCTGCGGAGAGACCACGGGACTTTAAGCCAGTTGTCGGCACTTCCCCGTTGGTTACAAGAGGTATCTTGGTTTTGGTTTTAGACATACGTCCTTTACTCCGTCTTTTGATTTCAACAGTAGGGTTCCCGCTGTCACCTCCTCTTTTCTTCTGGCAAGAGTGGCAGTAGCTACCACCGTTCTGCCATAAGGTGAGGCACCCATTGTGACCACAGTCTGGGCAATCGAGGTGCGTTTCAATGGGCTCCTCGTCGTTATCTATGCGCTCCATATGAGTGCCTCCTTAGTTTATTCGCTGTCCACCAGAGCGCCGATCTTGGCGGCTGCGTTGAGAGCACGCTGGCTTTCTGCCAAGGCTTCATCTCGTGTGGTTACGGCGGTATTGATGATACCATCCTGAGCCTCTGCCTGAGCGATAGACGCAGCAGAGCGGCGGTTAAGTTCTTCCACCATGGAGGAGAAAGAAGATAGGATGGTAGTAACAGGACGTGGCTTACGTGTCAGCATTTGTATATTCCTCATTAAACTGCTGCTGTAGCGATGAAGTACCGGGTGTAGCGTTTGCCAGTTACCGGGTTGTTCTTACGCTGTCGATCAACGGAGTACACTGGACGAATGTCCTCATCTCCCTCAAACCGAGGAGGATGGTTCAATGCTTCGATCTCGGTGATCCTCCGCGTTAGTGATGCGGACGTAATGTCCAAGTCGATCAATGCCTCTCGTGCAGAGATTGCTCCACCGTTCTTCTTAGTGAAGTCGATGATCCTGCTGGCCAAAGGTGTTAATTTCATAGTTTGTTCCCTATCCAGACTAAAAGACCACCAACAATGACGCATAGAAGACCTATGGCAAACATAATTAGCGATGGGAGAAGCACTAAGAGCCAACCAATGTTGATCAGCGCCATGAGCTTCAATACGATAAGCACAGCCGTCAGTAGGTGTGCAATTTGTGCAATGTTCATTTCTTGCTCCTAAAATCCCACATATACAAGTCACCGTTAGGCTTAGGTTCTCGCATGTCGATGTGGATGAACGAATTGTAACGACCAATTCCGTTGAAGCCTCGCTTAATTGCGGCATCTTCAATCATGTCGCCGTACTCTTGCCACTTGCCCGGACGTGCGGGTCTAAGTGAGATGTCGAATGCTCGACCTCTAAGATGCTGTGACCGTGTACCACCGCCATCAGCTTTGTTCTGTGCCTCATCTCTGTAGCCACAGTTGATCCATAGTCCTCCCTTTCCGGGAAGGTATAGACGCAAAAAGTGAGGGTCAGACATTAAGTCCGTTCTAACTCCTTGGAGACCTTCCATTGCAGGGAGATGGATACGAAGCATTCCTGTGTTCTCTGTAGCCACTGACTTAGGAGAGAAGTTAGGGAACGAATCCTCCCATCGTGGGTTGTTCTCCCACATGGTGTAGTGGCCAATGATTGGATCAGTCAAACCAGTCATCCGGCACCTCCTTATCTGCATATACGAAGTTGTTCTTCTCACACCACATAGCATAGGTGGTCTTAGAACCCTTGCGTATCTTAGATTTGCTCCGTGTGAATACGAAGCGGATATCGCTGTACGGAAGTTCTTTGGCGATAAGGATATGTTTCTGTCTATCTGCGACATCAAAGATACCCTTGCTCTCCACGACGAAGTGTTCCTTCCACCAGTCCTCAGAGAGGTACCAGTCCTCAGGTAGAGGCTGGACAGGTTCTCTGTCTCGTCGAAGGGTAAAGTCGTGTGTGTACTTAGCAACCCTAGAGGGGATTGTGTACTTAAGAGCAGCCGGTTCAAAAAGGAAACCAACCCCACGGTCTGTGAGGTCGGCTCCTATTGTCTCTTCCAGACCAGAACGATACCCGTTTGCGATGGCGCGAGACTTAGCGTCTCTAAAGCCTTTCTTTCCGGGGTATATCTTTCCAGCCATTACCAGTCCTGATCTTCCTCATCATCGTCGCCATCTTCATCGGACGGGGTATCATCTTCATCATCCTCGTCGTCTTCGTCAATGTCTCGACCGCGCTGAGTAGCGATTGCTTCAGTGATCTCGCCTTCTTCAACATCGTCAGATGCGTCATCGAAGCCACCAACTTTAACGAAACCAATGACCTGTGCGGCCTTAAGGAAGCAAGACACGCTACCGTTATCTTCGTTGTAGGAGAAGCCAACCTTGAGTTTCCCCGTCGATCCTCCGCCAATGATAGGCAGGGCGTCTTCAGGATAGGGCTCTCCTTTTACGTTGAATACCTCTGGAATATAATCCGAAGACGCATCAATGTAGTATGTGTCGTCTGTCGTCTTGTAAATCTTGGTGCCAAGGCCACCGATCAGCATGCGCTTACAGCCGGACTTACGCTTGGTGTCCTCGAAAGTCACCTTGCCCGGCTTTTTGCCTGCCTTCTCGATTAGTTCCTTGATCTTCCCAACAACTTCCATCGCGTCGTCCTTTGACGCAAAGTGTCCCTGAGTTTTGTAGTTGCCATACTTGCTGTCCGGTCGCGTAATGTTGCAGTGAATGAACGTTACCTTAGGCGTGTTGGCAGTGAGTTTAACTTTCTTCGCCATCTTCCTGTTCCTCTTTAAGTGCGTCCCGTAAGTCCGGGGACAATAATTCACGGACGTTCTTGACCTGAAAGTATTCTTCGTAGGTCATATCGCCGTTATCCCGATACTCCTCCAGTTCCTCTTCAGTTGCCGTTAGACAACCACGGACGAATGAAACTATATCATTCATCTGAGCCGCTTGGGCTAGGTGTTCTTTATGAACTCCTGCTTTGATCAGTGCGGTGGTGAGGTCTGTTGGGATCGGAATTTCCAGTTCCCTAGCCACACAGAATAGTGCGATTAGGTTCATCTTTTCATTGATCATAATTCCTCAACAGAATGAGTATGTAGAGCGAAGGATAGTTCGGATGTCGAAGTCACCCTTCGCCGGTGGTGGTAGAAGTCTCTGGCGTCCTTCTTCCGATAGTTGCTCCCATGCTTCGTCGTATAAGACCTGAAAGATATCATAGTCTTCATACATCTTGACCATAGCTTCACGGATTAGCCAGAAGAAACGTTCCGTGTCGCCAGCGTGGGTAGCAAAGCTGTCGTGGATCATACTGAAGTCTCTCATACCTTCTTCGAGAGCGTGCAGGACGATCCTCATCAAGTGCGCGGCATCCATGGAGTGGATTACATTAGGGGACACTGCGGATTTCTGTTTTCGAGCGTTGAGCTTTGGGAGTACTGAAGACCTCATTAGGAACGAGTGGTTCTTCCACACTCTTCCATCGTCTTCGTCATAGTCGTCCTGCTTAGCTACGTTCGGTATTGTTACGTGACGGTCATAGACCTTTATGTTAAATCTCTTGTTGTCGTAGGTGTTATACTTGTGGACCACGGGGAAACCTACGGGGGTCATCCAGTAGACACACTTTCCCTCTTGAGATAAGAGACGGGCTACATGCTTGAACCATGACATTCCGGTTGCAGCAGAGACAACTACCTCGTGGATAGCTATCCAAATCTTCTTGGCGAGATATCCTACCGCACCAAACTGCGTGGTGTAGTCCTCAAAAGGGTGGGCATCTATCTGACCGTGAAGTACCTGAGTTGTCAGTGGGCGCATTAAGTCAGCCATGAGCTGGTCTTTGAAGCCGTATTCCTCTGAGCTATACCCATAGGTCATGACCTGCCTTTTGACGGTCTTTCGATCTACTCCATGAGCAAGCCACATCTTCGCAAATAATCGTTCACCTGCTTCGCCGGTATGTCGTGATCCATCATTATGTTCAAGTTGTGCTGTTGCAGGGCGTTCGGCATCCTCTTTAACGCTATCATACACCCTGCTTGATACGGCTGCATATACATCTTGGGGGTCGGGGAGGTCGTGGAGGTTGACAAGTCTGGCATCTTGAGAGCTTCGTAAAGCTGCTGCATAATGTTGTAGCCCTGAGTTGGAGCCGTCCAGTGCAATTGGTTGATGAGAGATGAAACTGTTTCCTCTTTTGACATATCCTTCCCATTCGAAACATGCTGCGAGGAACTTGAAGGGTTTCTCTGCGAGTATCCATCCGGTGTTCCCGAAGGGGTCTCGTGCGTAGCTGCAAAGGAGGTCGCTATTGGACTGGACCCATAGCCACCGATCCTCAAGCTTTCTTTTATGTGCCCCATCGAACTCACCGCATCCGACAATGTGAAGAGCAAGCCAATACGCTCCGCGAGGTCCAAGGGCTTTTCCGTCTGCAAATTCAAGGAGAGCTGATACATAATCTTCTCGCTGGTGGTTGAAATGTGGAATGGGATAGACACGACCCCTGAAGTCAAGGTTGTGGGGTAGCCAGAACCGACCGTATTCTGCTAGGTCTTTAGCCTCCGAAATGTCTTTAGAGAAACTAGAGACACCTGTTCTAACTGCGTCATTAGCTGCTCGAACGGCGGCACTATCTCTAAGGTACGATATCTGTTGCTCCTTAGACAGAGCTTCGAAGTCCTCAGGCTTTGGGACCTCATCTACAAGGGAGGCCTTAGGGAGCTTATTGATCTCTCCTCCAAGATCAAGCTTCCATGCCCAGTCAATCGCTTCCAGTACCCGCTTGTTGATGCGGTATGGTGTAGCCTGTATAGCGTTGAGGGCGTCTAAGGCCTCCCTCATCGTTCCCTCGTCACCTGCGACCTTTAGCATTTGTTGCATCTTAGGATCATAGGCTCGTCTAACGAGAGGTGTTCTCAAGTTGGTCTCAGGTAGAAGGTAAGGGCCGTGTTCTTCAGCAGCGCCTTTCCATGGTGTTGGTGACACCACCATTGGTGAGAACATTGGACGCATCCAACGCTCAAGCTCATTGTTCTCCTTAAGCCACTCAAGGATTTCCTCGTCGAGGGATAGGTGAGTTACTTCGGTCTTGTTCTTTGTGTCCCACTTCTTCTCTGGGAAGAAGATGTCTGTGTAGAATACTGAGTTTAAGATGACGGAACCGATACGGAGACGGGAGCCTTCATCCAGCTTTCCAGCTTCTCTCTTGAATTTAGATCGATTACGGACTTTCTTCTTAGGGTCAACCCTGTCTCCGAAGAGGCGGGTGTATAGCTTCGGGTCATCGCTCTCAAGACCGTTGTGAAGGGCTTCCATCTGAATGATGTCAGCGATCCTAACGGCAATGTTTAGGTAGTTAGTTCGGTCCCAATGGCCGAATGCCATGTTGAGGCCAATATAAGCGCATTGGAAAAGCCCGCTTCTCTCTATGAGATTAAGCTCAGCTATACGTTGTCCGTTGCGGAGACCATCTCGTAGTCGGGCCAATTCTTTCTCAAGATGCTCAGCGGTGGCCGGAAGGGCGTTCTGAAGGAGCCTCTTGATAGGAGATGCCCCTAAGTGTTCGTCCCTCGCTGCCATGCTTTCGAGGCCCATGTCGAACCTGTCAGCGCCCACCTGAGCAGAAATCCTCTCTCGCTCTTCCTGTGCTTGGGTAAGCTCCTGTGTGGCGGCGCTTGTATATCTATATGTGTCATTCTGTTCAGACATTAAACAAGGAAACCCAATTAAATCAATTGACTAAGGAAGGATACGCATTGCAGGCTTGCAAGACAAGTAGAAGTGCTCCACAGCACACCATGAAGATACCATACTCTCGGATGAAGTCATCAGGATCGGGCATTACCACAGTCCCTTATATTCTCGAACACCTTCATCGTCTCCAAAGTTGACGAAACTTACGACAGCCACCATATCCTTGGTGGACACCTGAGCCCACTGAAACTCTCCCACAGAAGATGCAGCACTTCGGGCCTCCTGAATGGTCTCATACGAGCCTTCGAAGTCTGCAACTCCTCCTATCGGGTAGTGCATCTGTCCTTTGAACACAAGATACTGTTTCACGATAATGCTCCTCTCACATGCTTCATTGCTGTCTCTAGAGTGGCCGGTGTTAGGTGGCAATATCTCATTGTGGTCTTGAGATGCTTGTGTCCAAGTAACTCCTTCACAACATGTATGTCAACACCTTTATTGTTCAGTATGGACGCAAAGGTGTGCCGCAGGGCGTGGAAGGTGAACTCTTCGTCTTCTGACAGCCCCATCTCTTCCCTAGCCCAGTTCCAAGCATCATACATTCGATCACGAAACCTGTTCTCCCCTGTCGTCTCATAGTTCCAAGGGCAGTAGTCATGGAACAGTTCCACCGCATCCGGAGTAATTGGAATGCTCCTGTGGGTCCCGTTCTTCGTGTCTCTGAAGGTTACGACACCATCAACTACATCTGTCTTAGGATTTACCTTAAGTATCTCGCCTCTTCTAGCACCTGTCAGCAAGGCAAGCCTACAAAAGGCCGCAGTGGCATATCCCAGCTCTCTTGAGGGGTACTTCAAGAGGGTACTTATGAGCGTCTCTCGTTCCTCTGGGGACAGCCACCGCGACTTCGGGGCGCTTTCCTTCTGCCAATCGAAGGAAGGCACTTCATCCAAGTATCCGTTCTTTACGCAAGCTTGTAGAAACTTCGACATAGCGGACAGATATCTGTTTATCGTTGAACCTGAGACCTCGCTCTCATAGAGGTGGTCGATCAAGGATCGGATGTCAGCGTAGTTTACCGTTGATACATCCTTCTGTTTCCCTAAGAAAGCTAAGGAGACTTCGAGGCGTGCGTACGGCATCTTCTGATCCTTGGCTCCACGCCAAAGGGAAGGTCCGAGTTCTCTGTATGCTTCCTCTAGGGTTTTCATATTATACTCCAATCATAGAAGGTATCGTGCTGAGTAGCAAGACCAGTGCCAGAATACCCATCTCAACAATACAC